AGGTGGCGGCCAAGGAGGAAATGGCGGTAACGGAGGCACAGGTGTCGTTATTTTACGAATTCCTGACGCTAATTATTCTACCACAACAACTGGTTCACCTACTGTTACAACTGATGGAGATTATAAAGTTGTTAAATTTACAGGTTCTGGATCCTACACAGGATAATTTATGGCTTTTTTTGCAAAAATAGGATTGAACAATAAAGTAATTGAAGTCCTTAAGGTTAATGATAGTGAATTATTAGATTCGGCTGGTAATCCAGATGAAGAAATAGGCAGACAATTTTTAGAACATCTAACTATGTATCCTCATTGGATACAAACTTTTTCAGATAAAAGTAAAAGAAAACATTTTGCAGGACCTGGTCATAGTTATGATGAAGATAAAGATGCTTTCATTCCACGAAAACCTTTCGCAAGTTGGACTTTAAATGCAAGCACTTGTATTTGGGAAGCTCCGACTGCAGCAGATGATCCACATACACAAGTCTGGAACGAAGATAGTCAAGCGTGGGAATAATCCCTGATTGAAATCTCAACACAATTTGCGTCTTTTTTTCAATTAACAAAATTTGATAATGAAGAATTAAATAAAGAACTTATTGATTTTGCTTATTTCTTAAAAAAAATAACAAAAGGTGTTGAAATATCTAATAGGGGTGGCTTTCAAAGTTTTCCGCAGGATACAGATAAAGAACCCTTACTTGCAAAATTTATAAATAAGGTAAGAACTCCTTTACAACAATATATTTCACAATATGAATTATCATTTAGTTATGATCTAAATATTAAGGATCTTTGGTTTAATATAAATCCAAAATATTCTTATAATTTAACTCATACTCATCCGAATTGTTCATTTGCCTGTAATTATTATTTACAAGTACCTAAGAATAGTGGAAGATTTGTTGCTACACATCCATGTTTATCTTTTGAAATGGATAAATTTTATTTAAATGGCTTTCGTGAGTTTAACCAGATTAATAGTGGTCGATACCACATAACACCGAAGTCCTCTAATTTAATAACTTTTCCTGCATGGGTCCCCCATTATGTAGAGGAAAATAAAAGTGATGAAGATAGAATTGGGCTTGCTTTTAATTTCAATATTGAAACACTGGGTCGTAAGGGGCATAGATAAAAAATTGTAATTAAAATGAGTTTAAAAGGAATAACCGGAAAGCATACAGCTGTTATTTATTCGTTATTCCCTACTCCTATTTATTCTAATCAATTAAATAGAAATTTTACTCAATCAGAATTAAGTTTAGTAGAAGAATTTAAAAAAAAATGTGTATCTAATCCTGGCAATATTACTAGCAGAGATAATTATATTTTAAACCATAAAAATTTTAAGAAATTAAAATTAAATATCGAATATTTTTTACAGGATTATTTTGATAAGATAGTTTGTCCTAGTCGTGATGTTAAATTTTATATTACTCAATCTTGGTTGAATTATACAAAAGCCAATGAATTTCACCATGAGCATGAACATGCTAATTCTTATTTGTCAGGTGTATTATATTTTAATGCCGATGATAAATTTGATAAAATTAGTTTTCTTAAAAAAGTATATAATCAAATCACAGTAGAAACTAAAAACTTTAATATTTATAATTCTGACGCGTGGTGGATATCTATTAAAACAGGCCAGATTCTAATATTTCCTTCCAGAACAACTCATTTGGTTAAAAGAAAAAAAGAAGATAATACTAGAATAAGTTTAGCATTTAATACTTTTTTAAAAGGTGATTTAGGAACAATACGATCATTAACAGAGCTTAAACTATAAGGAGATTAAGAAAAAATGAGTAATAGGGTAGAGTATGCTATGTTTCGCTGGGGACCGTGTCTGGTAAAATTTCAAATATCCGATGAAGAGAGAAAACTGTTCCTTGAAGAAGCAAAACTAAGCACTCTAGATTGGTCTAGTCATCTTGCTGGTGTCGGTATTAGAGAAGTTCTTTTCAGGGACTATAAGAAATTTGAATACTTTTTTAGTGGTGCTTTTGAAATTTATAATGATGCCATAGGGAAGTGGACTAACAATGATGAGTTTGAAGATAACTACCACCTTAATACACTTTGGTGCAATTTTCAAAGACCTGGAGATTTTAATCCGCCTCACGATCATGCTGGTGCTCTGTCATTTGTTATTTTCCTGGATATTCCTGATAAACTCGTCGAAGAAAACAAAGCCTATAAAGGAAAAAAAGGAAAATCAGCTGGACCTGGTGGATTAGTATTTATCTATGGAGACGGGCCACGAGAAGCGGTAACACACCACTCATTTATCCCCAAAGCAGGTGATATGTATATTTTTCCTGCCTGGTTGAAACACTGGGTTTATCCTTTTACAAGTGATTGCACACGAATTTCGGTATCAGGAAATCTCTCTAGCTCTGTAAAAATTAAACATGTAAAAGATATCCTATACAAGAAAGAAAATGATTTTAAAACATAAGTATTTTTACTATACTAAAGGTGTAAGCGAAAAAGATTGTAATAAAATTCTAGCTTTTTCTGAAAACAGGCCTAAAGAAAAAGGAGTGATTAATCCATCTGGATTTAAGCAGAGAGGAATAAGAACAATGGATCCTAAAACACAGCAAGCAAGAAAGTGTACGATTTCTTGGGTCAATGAAACATGGATTTATGATTTACTTAATCCTTTTATTCATCAAGCTAATTACACAGGGGGTTGGAATTTTCAATGGGATTGGAACGAAAGTTGTCAAATTACTATTTATACTAAAGGTGGATATTATGATTGGCACGCTGATCAACATGATAATGCTGAAATGTATAAAGATAAATCTATAAATTTTAATAATAAAATAAGGAAATTATCATTAACATTACAGCTAACTGAATCTTCGAAATATGAAGGAGGAGATTTTCAATTTCAATGGTTGGATCGTGACAAAATTAAAATTACAACAGTTAAGAAAGCTAGAGAACTTGGCACTGTTATTATTTTTCCATCTTTTATGTGGCATCGTATTACACCTATTACTAAAGGGACAAGACGATCTTTAGTTAATTGGTCAATAGGAAAACCTTTTATTTAATTATGATTAAAGATTTCATCGGTATTTTTCCAAATGCATTTAGTAAAGATTACTGTGATAAAATTATTTATCGATTTAACTATTTGCAAAGAAGGGGACAAACTGGAAGAGGAAGAGTCATGACAAGACAAGAACATGAAAATCCAACTCCGACAGTATTAAAAGAAGATAGTAGTTATTTTATGGGTGGCATTTATAGAGATGATTTACCTCTGGTGAAAGAAGACGTGGTTTTAATGGAAAAAGAACTTTATCTATTAACAGAATTTAATGATCTAGTTTGGAAGTATTATGATGAATATGTAAAAACGAACACCTTCCTAAGTGCTTTATCCTATCACCAAATGTCATCTACTGTTCGAATACAAAAATCTTCTCCATCCCAGGGTTATCATCTTTGGCATTGTGATACTTGTAATATCGCCACAAGTCGGAGAGTATTGGCTGTTGGATTATATTTAAATACAGTAGAAGAAGGAGGAGAAACAGAATTTTTATATCAGAGTAAAAGAGTAAAACCCGTACAAGGCACTTTAGTAATATTTCCTGCGATATGGACACATCCACATAGAGGTAATCCCCCTCTTAAAGGAGATAAGTATTTTATGACGACATGGATAGAGTTTGTACAATAAGCAAAATATAGCCTATACGGATTAATGGACAAGAGAATTTTATTAGAATATAACTAAATTTAAACGGATTTTTTATGTTACAAAAAGTCAAATTTGCACCAGGATTCAATAAGCAAGTCACGCCGACTGGCGGAGAAGGTCAGTGGCAAGGGGGAGATTATGTCCGTTTTCGTTATGGCACTCCTGAAAAAATAGGAGGTTGGTCTCAACTTGGAGACAATACGTTAACAGGAAGAACGACTGCTTTACACCATTTCGTTAATGCCAGTGGCATTAAGTATGCGGCTCTTGGTACGAACCGAATTCTTTATGTCTATTCTGGAGGTACTTTTTATGATATAACACCTCTTAAAAGCACAACAACATTAACCAGTGCTTTTACAACAACCAATGGCGATGCCACAGTCACGATCACGTTT